CTCTGTTCAGTGCTATGCACGGTTCTCTGGTTACTTCTTCGCTGGTTCGTGAAACCACCGAGAATGAGTCTCAGAACTATGGTTACAAGTTTGGTCAAGAAGAAGAGACCTACAACATCGTTGCTGCACACGGTTACTTTGGTCGTCTGATCTTCCAGTATGCATCGTTCAACAACTCCCGTTCACTGCACTTCTTCCTTGCTGCTTGGCCTGTTATCGGTATCTGGTTCACTGCACTTGGTGTCTCCACCATGGCATTCAACCTGAACGGTTTCAACTTCAACCAGTCCATCATTGATGGTCAAGGTCGTGTCCTGAACACCTGGGCAGACGTTCTCAACCGTGCTGGTCTTGGCATGGAAGTCATGCACGAGCGCAATGCTCACAACTTCCCTCTTGACCTTGCTGCTGCTGAGTCCACTCCTGTGGCACTCCAAGCACCTGCTATCGGTTGATACTCGTAATCTTAATAAACGACATTTATTAGAAAAACAACTAGGGGACCAGTCGGTCCCCTTTCTTTTTCTTCTCAAATGTTAAGTAATATTACTTATTCTCATGATTGGCAAACTCGATCCAGAGGAAAGAGTTCTATCTGCAGGACCTAAAGAACTACCTGCATGGTTTGAACAAACCTCTGACGAACCCTACGATAGACATCAATACCAGTTAGAATGTAACGGTCAATCCTTTATCTTTGATGATTATGATCAACTTAGATTGTATTGGTTTGAATCTGTTCGCAACTGGGGAGACTGTAAAGTCAATGTCTTGGATAGGAAACAAAACAAGAAAAAATCAAATGGAGGTTTTAAATAGTTATGGTAGCATCAACACTACAACAACCAAGGAGGGAATGGTTTGACATCTTGGATGACTGGCTTAAACGCGACCGCTTTGTCTTTGTGGGCTGGTCTGGACTACTTCTTTTTCCCACTGCTTATCTTGCAATTGGTGGCTGGCTTACTGGCACAACGTTTGTTACGAGCTGGTATACCCACGGATTGGCGTCTTCCTACCTTGAAGGTGCTAATTTTCTTACGGCAGCAGTGTCAACTCCTGCTGACGCTATGGGTCATTCTCTTCTTCTACTTTGGGGTCCTGAGTCTCAGGGAGATTTCGTCCGCTGGTGCCAACTTGGGGGACTCTGGAGTTTTGTGGCACTCCACGGAGCCTTTGCTCTCATAGGTTTTATGCTCAGGCAATTTGAGATTGCTAGATTAGTAGGGATTAGACCATACAATGCGATTGCTTTTTCAGGTCCTATTGCCGTATTCGTTAGTGTATTTCTCTTGTATCCTCTTGGACAGTCCAGCTGGTTCTTTGCGCCGTCATTTGGTGTTGCAGCGATCTTCCGCTTCCTTCTATTCCTCCAGGGATTCCACAATTGGACGCTTAATCCATTCCATATGATGGGAGTTGCTGGTATATTAGGAGGGGCATTGCTCTCTGCAATTCACGGAGTAACAGTAGAGAACACTCTATATGAAGATGGTGATCAAGCAAATACTTTTAAAGCATTTGACTCCACACAGGAAGAAGAGACTTATAGTATGGTTACTGCGAACCGATTCTGGTCTCAAATTTTTGGTATTGCTTTTAGCAATAAGCGTTGGTTGCATTTCTTTATGCTTTTCGTTCCCGTCATGGGTCTATGGACTTCTTCTATCGGGATTATTGGTCTGGCTCTTAATTTAAGAGCATATGACTTCGTGAGTCAGGAAATTCGTGCTGCTGAGGATCCGGAGTTTGAAACATTCTATACGAAGAATATTCTTCTAAATGAAGGACTTCGTGCATGGATGGCACCTGTAGACCAGCCACACGAAAATTTTGTATTTCCAGAGGAAGTTCTCCCGAGAGGAAATGCACTCTGATTGACAATAATATATAATCTAAGTATCATAGAGGGGAAACCCTCTTTTTTATGCTAACATTTATTAATCATGTAACAGCATTTTGGAGTATTGTGGTTATGAATTGTATTCAACCAGTGAACTGGGAGTATTGTTTTCCAGTTCACGAATGGTTATTGCCAGAATTACAAATGGGAATACAAATGTATTTTGATAAAGAAAAAACTTTTTTATATAAATCTGAAAAGGAGTATTTAAAGCAACCATGAAGTTTACAGTTTATTCCAAAACGGGATGTCCCTATTGCACTAAGATTGAACAAGTGCTAAAGTTAGCAGAACTTCAGCACGTCATATATAAACTTGATACAGATTTCACCCGTGAAGAATTCTATGCTGAATTTGGTCAAGGATCTACTTTCCCACAAGTGATTTTAAATGACCAGGAAAAACTAGGCGGATGCACTGAAACTGTTAAGTATCTTAAGGAGCAGAATTTAGTTTAATGGAAGAAGTATACGAAGTTGTTGAAAGTGCAATTGATTTTGCTTTTAATGGAAAATTTGTTCTTAAGTTCTATGATTATCTAAAATCAAATAATGCAAAGAGAGTAGAAGTAGAAGAATTCATTGAAAGTTCTACGGCTGCAAATATTAATTTTTTAGTTTTAGATTTAGAAGAATATTTAAAAGGAGGACAAGACAACGAACATAAACAACTTCGTGAAGCATATGGACACATTTCAAAACCACAAGCAAGAAAAATAAAGGAATATCTTTATGGTATTCTTGAAGATGCCTGGAGATATAGCAATGACCGAAAACCGGGAAGACGCAAAAAACAATCTAAATAAAGATGAACCCCAAATAAATCGGGGTGTTGAATTACTACTACGCAATAGGAGGAAGGCACCAGAACCCAAAACTTTTCAGTTGAAGTTTGGTAAAATGGTATCTCTCTTCCGCAGAGAGTTTCACTTTTATCTAGAACTTCATTTAGATATCAAAAAAAAGTAAACTCTCTGGAGGCAGAAAGATGTTAGCAGTCACTCTCACCATTGGAACTCTAGTTTCCATTATGTTCTTTTTTGTTGGTGGCGTAGTAGGATGGTTGGCTAAAGAACACTTTTATAATACTCAACCAATTTATACACACCCAGAGATGTTTGACGAGAATGGGAATATTCTCCCTGACGAAATTTTAGCAGTACGATTTGAAAACAGTTATGACGACTACGACGACGAAGAAGGAGACGACGAGTAATCAAAAACTTCCTCCTAATCCATTCATTCACGAAATTCTTGACCTTGTAAATAAGCAACGTTCAAGAGCAAAAAAGGTTGAAGTTTTAAAAGAATATGAAACTGATGCTTTGAAAACGATCTTTATCTGGAACTTTGATGACACTGTTGTATCAATGATTCCAGAAGGAGATGTTCCTTACAAAGAAAATGAAGTTCCTGTTGGAACTGATCATACTTCTTTAAGAAGAGAATTTAAACATCTTTATAACTTTGTTAAAGGTGGTAATGATAGTCTTTCTTCTCTTCGTAGGGAAACTATGTTTATTCAAATTCTTGAGGGACTTCATCCAGAAGAAGCAAAGATTCTTTGTCTTGTAAAAGATAAAGCACTTCAATCAAAATATAAAATTAATCAGGATATTGTAAGTGAAGCTTACCCTGATATTCGGTGGGGTGGTCGTTCATGAGTGTTGTTCAGGATGTTGATTTAAGTAAGGAGGAGGAAATGGGAACTAAAGAAGATCCTTCTTCTTATGGTTGTGAAATTCTTTTAGAAAAGACCACTATTGAACAAGCAAAGGATAAATCTTTTCCGAGTGATGGTAGACTTATTTGGTATATTGTTGATGGAAAAACATATATTGATCTAACTAGATGTAGAAAAGTTTCAGATCTTTTTGATATGTATTATGATAAGTATGGATCTGGTTCCGTGCAGAAAATTGACTTTGGATATGGTACAGTGAATCCTAAAATGTGGGGATATAAAAAACCTGATAGAAAGAAAAAAAGATGAGTGGAAAATTTAAGGGGTTTACTAACTCCAATGAAGATAGTGAAATTAAACTCTCAATTAGAAATAGTGAGATAGATAAGATTATTAAAGAGTATAAGAAATTAAAGAAGTATCAAAAATCTTCTATGTTTGAGATTGCTAAACTTTCTGGAAGAAAAACGAAAGTTGATAATCTCATTGATCAATATGGAATTGACGCAGAGGCATTAGAGTAAACTGTATCGTATGTTACTATATTAGTTGCATATATACGATAGGAGCACTATAATGTGCTTACGTTCATCAGAGGAAACTCTGACGCAAGTAGGACGGCGGAACGGTACGTTCATTCGCTATTCGCAAATAGCGAACGCAAACCGCCCGAAGGAACGGGACTTAAAAATCTCATTCTGGAGGAAATCCTAATGTCTAAAGTAGTCTATCGTGGTGTTTCTTATGACACCGAAAATCGCCCAAATCAAACAGTTCAACCATCTGCACACGTAGAAGTTTATCGTGGTGTAAAATTCTATGTTGACGCACAAGGT